ATAGAAACTAACGTTATATAATATATTATAACGAAAGTATTGTGTTGGCGAACGAAACACCATACGTGCGGGCGTATGCTTCAGGATTCATTTCAGAAGGACCTGTGTCAAGTGCATAACGAGTTTTTGCGATAACAGCTGGTTGTCCAGAATCTTGGTTAGTAACTTTTTGGAAACTAAGTGGTACATAAGGAGCAAAGAAGCCCATAGCATCACGACGATCAGCACCTTTATACATTACAGTACAATAGTCACTACCAGTCGCAGCATATTGGTCCACAATTACTTTATACTTACCATCAAAAGTACCTGCAACACCACCAGAGATTGGAGAAACAACATTTGAAGCTTGTTCAGCAACTTTGAAACTTCCAACTTGCTCAAGCATAGTAGCAAATTTTGGTGAACAAAGGATAATATTACCAGCACCACGTTTAGTATTCAAACCGATATTTTTAGACTCAGTAGAAATACGGATAACTTCGTTACGGAATTTTTCAATTGCCCAACGACCAGTACCATCAGTAGATGACGCAGTAAACGCAGAACTATTTGCTAATTGAGTAGCATTAGCATTAACAAAGTCAACAACTTCACGGTCAATTTCAGCTTGAACTTCATAAGACATCAAAGACATCAATTCTTCTTCAGCCATCAAACCATGTTGCGCTTTAAGATCTTGAGCCATTTCCAAGGTATACATTCCTTTCAAAGCACGTGTTTTAGCTTCAACACTTTTCTTAGAAATACTGAAACCGACTTCTTTCATATCATTACCAAGAATCTCGCCAGCAGCAGTAGTATATGAACCAGTATATGATTTCAAAATACGCTTGAAAGAAGCTTCGTTAGTATATACAGCAGTACAAGCAACAACATCATCAGAACCAGTTACAGTAATAGCTTCAACAGTAAAGAATGCTGCAGAAGTAACTTGAACAAGATACTTGTCACCCTCTTTATAAACTACTTTACCAGTTGCACCAGAAGTACCACCAGTCAAAATTGAACCAACAGCAGTCTCAACAACGTTATTTACACCATCATCAACAGTAAGAACAAGAATTTGACCTTTAGTTGTAGGGGCAATTTTACCAGCTGTACCATTATCACCAGTATAACGATTAGTCAAAGCATAAATAAATCCAGTTGGTGAAGTCATTGGTTGAACACCAAGTAGCTCATTAGCAATAAGATTAGGATATACACGACGTACCATAGGCATAAGAATTGGAGTAAACTGAGAGATATCACCAGCCATTGTACTTTCGCTTAATAGCAATGCTTCTTCACGAGCAGTATTTTCCAACATCAATTGCATAGCCATTTTATCTGAATTATTCAGAGGACGATATTTTGAACTTTCGATTAGTTCAACAAATTTTTCATTCAATTCCATTTATGAATGTCTCCTTAATTGTTTATTTCGTATTATTTATACTTTCTAAATACTTTTAGAACGTTTATTTATATTTTAATTAGCTTTTTAGGAACGATTCGTAATTAAACGAAACGTTTCCAAGAAGGTTCATCAACTTTAGGCTTAGATTCCTCTAAAACTTCAGTAACAGCAGCACCTTTACAAGTCTCTGCAAGAACTTTCAAACTATTTAGCATATCAACTTTACTTTCGGTAAAAGCGATTTCTGCAGCAGCCTTTTTAAACTTCTCAGATTCTAAAAGAGTCATACCTTCAGATAATTCAGTAATCAAACCAGTCTTCATAGATTCATCTAATTTACGATTCATTTCTAAATGTTCAAGTACCAAAGCATCATATTTAGCTGTAATTTCACTAAGCTTAGATTCAGCCATTGATTCGTCTTTCGCTTCTTGAATTTTCATTACATCAATTCCTGAAACTAAAATCATAGATTCAAATGCTTCAATAAGAGCTTTTGCTTTTAAATCTTCAGTAGATTTATCGATATCAAATTTTGATTCAGTTACAAAATCTTCGATAGCTTTTACAGCAAAATCTTCAAAAGTTTCTGCAAGTTGAGCTTCGTATACTGCTTGAGCTTCTTTCATCTCAGCTTCTAGAACGCTTTTAACTTCTACTTTTGCTTCTTCTACTTTTTTCGCACATTCTTCTTCCATTTCAGAAGTTTTCTCTGCGATAATAGCGTCAGCCATTTCTTGTGATTTTTCTTCAATCGCTTTCAAGAAATTCTCTTGCAATTCAGCACGAGCTTCTAGAGTGAATACTTTTTCATCAAGACCTTCAAACAATTTTTCTAGCATTGTTAAATCTCCTTATGTTAATATTCCTATTTGAAATACCTAACCTTATTTATACTATAAAGCTGAGATTTCTAAACAAAACATATTTTCAGACTATTTCATCAGTTTTGTTAAATTTAAAATTTAATTCAATCTTCTTTAATACTCAAAATTTCC